GTACCATCCCAGATCCTGCGCCAAGTCCTGCGCTTTCTCCTGCAAGTCGTAAACCTAAACGGCCACTTCCAAATAAAGATTGTTGCAGTTGTTGTGCTTGTTGTTGAAATGCAGGTTGTAATAAAGCAGACTGCTCCCCAAATACTTGTTGTGCTCGTTGAGCAGGATCAAACGCCGCCGCCTGCTCAAACAGACCTAACGCACCACCAAGTGTAGTTGCTTGAATATCTTGATAGGGCTGTGATAGCCGAGCAAAAAATTCACCGTCTCTAAACCCTGTTGTACCTGCACCAGTCGTAACTGTATAAGGTCTAAACTTAGCCTCTTCAGCGTAGCCTCTAGCCGTACCTTCAAATTGATCTGCTCGGCGTGTCAAACGACTTGTACCAAGCAGGCTTCCTACTACGTTACCCATATTTAAATATTCTCCGAATCGCTCCGTCAGTACAAATTACTTCTTTTAAAAACTTATAACCTAAAAACTTGACGAACTTCTCCAATTTGGGGTTGTCAACTAAACAATAAAAAGGATCACTATGTATTTGTTGTAACAATGCATGAACCATTTTAAATTCTTTTGCTATTACTGGTGTCCACTTATAAACATCTGCATGTGTAAATGTTCGATGCTCATATTCTTCATAATAAATCGTGTAAGCAGGTTGTATTGCTACTGGTGTTTTTATCAAACGCCGTTATCTCTACGTAAAGTACCACTAACACCGCCGTTGTGTGAAGTATTAAACCCTGTCACTGACTGACCAGAATATGCTACTACTGAAGTACCGGGACTTGCTGTACCTACAAACGTACCATCACCAGTAACCCATCGGTAACCTTCTTTTAAATACATTGTATAGCGAGTATCTGTACCCGGCCCCTGTGTATACCCATGCGAATGAAACGCATCCGTAATTTCAGTAGTTAATGCTGACACCCAGTTTTCAATATCAGAAGAATCGGGTGCAAGGCCCAATGTAGTCAGAGTAGTCTCAGAACTAAATCCAGTTAACCCATGCACTGTTGTACCATCAAAAGTAACTGTGCCGGGATCGTTAGGGCTACTGACTGTACTACCATCAAACGTAATAGTATGTGTGTACCAGTTCAGTGTTGTTCCGTCAAATACAATAGCCATTATGATGTCGCAATTGTTAAGGTTTGACCAGACAACGACATCTTAACACCGCCTAATGTTGACCCTGAAGCCGCAGGTAGAGTAAATGCATTCGCTGTAATTTCTTGTTGTACAAAAGCAGTTGTAGCAACCTGTGTAGTGTTTGTACTTGCAGACGCTGTAGGGGCTGTAGGTGTTCCTGTAAGCGCAGGAGAAGCTTTCTGAGCTTGTACAAACGCAGTAGTTGCTAGTTGCGTACTGTTAGTCGCCGCTGAAGCCGTAGGAGCCGCAGGAGTACCAGTAAATGTAGGCGATGCTAAGTCTGCTTTAGTTCCAACGGCTGTCTCAATGGCTTCAAACTCATCATCAATTTCTGTGCCTTTGACGATCTTTGCCGCATTACCCGTGGGCAGTGCATCTTTACTGGCAAAGTCGGTTAGTTTAGTATAGTTAGACATTAGAAGACCCTACCTTGTTTAACAAATATGTCTAGTTTCTGGAGCGATAATTCCGCACCGTTTACGTTTGATTCAAATCCAATCTGAAGTACGTTACCTGTACCGCCTGTCGCAGAGCGTACTACCTCTACCAGTGTGCCAGTCTCATACTCTGCAATATTGTATTCGGATATACCGTATTCATCTACAGCTTTAGTTGCTAACTGAGCAGGGAATGATTGATAGCTGTCTGTATAGTCAAATCCTGCCTTGAGTACAAAGTCCTGACCAGAACCACCAATAACAGTGGTAGCAAGACGCTTGAGAATTTTAAACTGACTTGCACTACCAAAGTCAAAGTATGTTGTAAAGTACTTCATGCGGTATGCAATGCCATTATCTTGAAATGTAGCGTAATCAACAATACCGTTAGTCTGAGCAAAGTACACAGCGTTAGGTAAAGCAAGCATATTCTTTTGAGTCTGTGTGTCCCAAAGTGTTACCCTGAGTGCTCCGTTCTGTAATGGTGCTCGTGTATCAAAGCAATAGATACGTTGGAACGATGGAAATAACAATAGGTAGAATGCATTGTCTTCTGAGTAAACAGATTTAATGTCATTAACATTTTCTGCAATTGTGTCGTCTACAAGATCATCACGGACATTAGCAGACAAGTCTCGCATTGGAAGTGACTTTTCTTGAATAACTCGTCCAAGGCTACGCAAGCCATCTTCAGACAAGAAAAAGATATCAAGACCTGTGTTCTGAATACTGTCTCTTGCAACACATCCGACACGGCTAATAACTTCTACAAGTCGTAAATTAGCTACATCAAATGTACTGCTACCACCTGTGTCTCCAAAGATAACAATGTTCTGCTTACAGAAAACAATAAGCTGTCCGTTTTGAGCACCAAGTCCTACAATCTCATCAGTGCCTTTAACTAAAATAGATTCTAAATTAATTGATCCTGCTGACCCAGAGTTCCAGTGCTGTGCATTGAGAAGATCAGAAAAAAATACTGTCATCTTATCAGTAGCAGTATCAGCTACAAATAATCTACCATAAGCAGATAGTACAGTATTTCCAGATGGAGGAGTTCCCGTAACATTGTGCTCGTCTTCTACATCAGTAATTGTACCGGCTACTGGATCGTACACCATTGGTTTGTAACCGCGTTGAAAAAAGTACGCTTTGTCATTTAGTGTAGCGCACTGCCAGTTTCCCGTAGTAATTGTGTTGTCAGTTGTTGGAGTGATTTGAGTAAGCGTACCAACACCTGTAAAGAATGAAGTTGCAGACCAAGAAATAATTGTCTCTGATCCTGTAATATCAACAAAGCGATGTAACCCTATTAAATTAACACCGGTGCTTCCACTGGTTAAGTAGCGATATCCTTTGCGAGCACCTAAACGTCCAAAACGATCAATAACACAATTATCAGCAACAAGAGCAAAGCCATCCTGAAGTGTAACTGAGGACTCTTGAGTGTTAAGTCCAAAGAACCCCGGTGCGGCAATACTAGCTGACTGTAGCGGCTTGCTCATGGTGTAGTCCAGATCACTTCTTCAGGGTGCTTGGCGGCATCAAGTGCAATAGCATCTGACAATGCACGTTCTGCTGTACGGTATGCAGAAACTCCCGCAACACCACCGTCTTCACCACGTTCTTCCACAGCTTTAGCATATGCAAGCATTTCCACTGGCTTAGATGGACATAAGAGTACATCAGTATCTGTAGCCAAATCGTCTTGTCGGTTAATTAAATTAAAACGAATTAAATATGTACCATCTGGAGGAGGAAATATTTCTACAATTGTATCGCCATTATTATCAATACCATTAAACGAATAGTAACGAGGAGAGCCTTGAGTTGGGTTAGAATTTAAATAGTAATTGTTAAAATCAGAGGCAGTCTTGTATGTCATAAACACATTAGATGTGTCGTTCACAACGTCCAACATTTTCATGTTATCACCTGCGCCTGTTAACTCATACGCAAATGCACCTGCTGTAGTTGTTGCCGTTAGTGTTGTTCGTAAGGCTGACCAATCCCATGCTTGTTCAACTTCTTGCTTGGCATCATTGACAAACATACTAATTAAAGTAGAATAAGTATTTTCCTCTACAGTAGAAACTGTACGTTCTCTTAATCGTTTAAGAACATTATTAACAATTGATAAATAAGTCATTTGCGTTTCCTACTTAAGAGATAATATTATAGCATACTTTTGTTGATTTGTCAAGTGTTACCATTTTTTACATGACCAATAACGTGCAGTTAGTTTACTTGGTGGATTTGTGTCACACTTGTGTCGTGCCCTAAAGGACTTTCTACGAGCAGGTTGGTCTTTTTTAATCGTCATGTTAGGGTCACCAAAACGAATAGTCTTGGTTGTGTCGCCTTCTTTAGCAACCACTACAAACTTTTTAGAACCACCCGGAGTGCGTTTAGGTTTGTTGTAGCCACTTACACCTGCACGAGCTAACTTAGGATCTTTTGATTTAGCCATTAAAATCTGTATCCTTTTGGTTGGTTAGGTAACCGTTTCCAGTTTTTATCGTCATCCACCTTTTTATTTTTTGATGTTTTAGATTTTTTAGGTGTATACGTTTCACCGGGAATATATGTATAACCTTTTGGAATACTACGGTTGTCAATCTTTGGTTGCGGGTTTGGTGGAAACTTTGGCTTACTCATTTTCTACGTTTTCCTGATGCAGTTACTTTGTGTTTAATCTTAGCAGGGCCAGTCTTACGAGATGTACTACTACGCTTTTCAGCCGCTGTCATCTTTTGTGCTACAGCTTTAGGACGACAGGAAGGATAAGGTCTTTTGCTTCCGCCTTTTGCAGACTTACGTCCACACTTCTCTCCTGTCTTTAGGTCACGCCAGTCTTCTTTAAACCACTTAGTAAGACCACCTTTAGGCTTCTTACTTGTATTTGCCGCCACGCTTTTTGTACTCCTTTGTAAGCCAACCTGAAGCATAAGCACTAGGCCATACTTTGTATTTACGTTTAGCCTCAGCCTTCACGCGATTGTATAGTGCTTTGTTTGTAGGGGTAGCCATTACTTTTTCTTTTTTGTTTTAAGAATTTTAGATTGCAGTGCTTTTGGTAGTGTTTTTTGTTTTGTTGTTAATTTATTTTTCTTAGCAAATTCTGCATCTTTTTTACGTGCGGCTGATTCTTTTTTCATAGCACGTTGTACCGCTCCCGGATCTCTATGTTTTTTACCTTGTGGCATTTTATTTACCTCTCATCCCTTTCTTTTTAGCTGTAGCAGATAACTCGTTCATGTGATACAAGTACTTGCTATTTTTAGTGTGTCGAGCACCTGACATTGGTCTGCCTTTAGGGTCTTTGTGTGTAGCCCCTTTGTGCTCTGTACCGTCTTTAAAATAGTGCTTGACACCTTTAGCCATATTACTTTTTCCTTTTAGAGTTTGATTTTGTTGTTTGTTTAGCTGTAGTTGTTTTTTTCATAAAAGATTTACGAGTAACTCGATTTCCACGAGGAGTTTTTGTAGTATATTTCATTCCCATAGGCATAATTATTTCTTCCCTATCATTTCCATTAGACCTTTACCGGCTTTAACACCGAATGAGGCCAGTACAATTACCATGAGAATCTCATGATACCATATCGGCAAAGTTGCCAATGCGTTGAATCCCTGCTGTATATGTGGAACCATACTTGGTATAAAAACCAAAATCAGAGGGATGCTGAACACTATCGTTAACCACTCGTCTTTCCACGAGTTCTTGGACGCTTCTGCCATGATGCGTTCCCAATCCGCTGTGGACTGGGCCGCTGTTTTCAGTGCGGTGGCTTTCGCCTCTGCCGTGGCTTTGGTTGATTCCGCCTTGGCACTGACCCATGTACCTGCCAAGTTCGTGATAGCTGTGACCAATCCAATCATGCGCCATTACCTGTTACGTCCGTCTGTATACACACTGCTTCATAGTTTATTTTAGGCTTTGGTGCTGTGTCCATAAAATACTGTCGGGCTTCAAAGCACTGATCCATTGTTGCGAACGGGCCTTGAGGATAAACAGTGTATCCGTCAGCCTGAATTAAGATTGCAAATAATACCCACATAAGTGACCTACTGTTTACTGAGCCAATAGAAGATGTATATCACCAAGCCAATGGCTGAGAGAACGCTAATGCCCAAACAGATGCTAATACAAAGATCAACAATCTGGTTTTTACGTTTAACTTTTTTGGCCTTCTCAGCTTTCTCTGCGGCTTCACGACTTTCCTTCATCTTGCTTTGGTAGCCTAACCAATCTGTCCATAACCCGGCTCGCCCTTGCCAGATCATCATTTGTTTTAGAGCATCCTCATATTCTTTGAGTTGCTCTGTAGCCATGAACGCTTCAAGGTCAGACTTATATCCGTGTTCATGCGCTTTCTTTTGTATCTCAGCCTTGAGGCCAAAATACTTTGCTAATGCTTCTCCTGCTTCATACAGTTCTTTACCATTAGCAATGGTTTCTTTAATAACACCAAAGGCGGCATTAGCGGCGGCAAGCTCAGTTATCATTAGGAGGTTTCCTTCCTAGAAGCCTCTGCACTGTCTTAGTTTCGTATATTCTTATTGCTGTCCACACCAAAGTAAACAGGGCCGCTAGCGGTGGTAACATCTCGCCAATAGTTCCTACTACTGTTACTACACTTAAACCGTCTACAAATGTCTTAGTGCTTTCTGTTGCCATCTCTTTCACATCCTGCCCTTAGATCGTATCAGGCCAATTGTTCATAGGTGCGGGTGCGGTTTGAACTTCATCTGCATCGTATGTTGCATCATACAACGCCATGAACGCCGCAAGGTCTGACGCATTGGTTATCGCAGTTTCGATATTGCCTGACGCAGTGCGGACAGCCGTTCTGTAATCTCCAACGGCACTTGGTATCGCCGTTCCCGCCTCTGCCTTGCGCGTAACCATCCAATCAGTTGGTTGTAGGAGTCCTGCCGCTGTTGCTTTTGTTTGCTGAATGGCGTTGTACTTGAGTCCTCTTGTGATGATTTGATTTCCTCTTTCATCCAAGATGGGATTGCCTTCGGCGTCAACTTCATTCACATCATCCAGTGCCTTTGGGGTATTAGCGTCCCAGTAAAAACGATTGTCGTATGGTGCAGGATCAGCAACGTGGACTAAGCCCAGTGCAGTCTTCTCTGCGTCTGTTGTGCGATACCACCACTGTGGCGGATACTTACGGCCTGTGTTGTCTGTGAACACTCGCCCTTCTCTTACACGCTTACCTAAGTAAGTCCACATTGTTTCTATCTCCTATCAGCGAGCGTTGCTGTACTTAAATGGGTTTTCGGCAAAGGCCATGTAGATCAAAGTATTTCCGTTA